CTCGCTTCCGGTCAAAACGCACGAGCAAAGAAAAAAAACCCACTTTCTAGCGCGACTTTCAGCCGGTCTCAGTTCTGAGGCTGCCTGATATATCTGGAGAAACCAGCAGAATGAGCAGAGCCAGGGCTGCTCAGATGGGCTGCTCTACCGTGCATAGGCTGGCAGCGGTATCATAGAGGCGAGGAGTCAAGCACTATGGCAGCACGAAAGAGGAGGACAGCACAGGCACGCTGGCCCAAAGCAGATTGGCTAGAGCATCAGCTGGCAGAGATTGGAGACCTGATCAAGACTGCTGTGCAGGGCGATAATCTGGGAGCAGCAGCAGCTCTCAAGAAGCAGCACAGGGAAGTGAGGAGGGAAATCGATCAGCTGAGAGATGCAGCAGCAGCATCTGATCTGCCTGCCACCACTGAGATCCACCTGAGTGAGATGCTCTCTGAGGTGCGGTCTATGAGATCACAGGCTCAGACTGCTGGATCATGGGTAGCTGCCAGCAATCTCAGCAAGCGTGAGCTAGAGCTAGTGAGAGAGCTGGAGGAGCATCGCCTAAAGTTACAGCCTGCACAGGTGGAGCTCAGTCTGGAGGAGCTGCTGGATCAGCTGGACTCAATGCTGATGGCACTGCCTCCAGTGGTGAGAGCCAAGTTCAGGGCAGAGATCGTCAAGTGAGGGCGGCTCACATTGCAGATCTGATCAGGCAGGTTCAGCAGATGGAGGAGCACCTGGAGGCGAATCCACTGGATGCCATTGCATGGCTGCCTGGCCAGCTGGCCTGGCTATCGGATCCAGGTCCATACCCAAAGCTCTACCGGGCAGGAGTGCGCTCAGGCAAGAGCCTGGCAGCAGTGGCAGAGGTGCAATGGAGATGCAGGGGTAGTCACCCTTTCAATCCCACAATACCGAAAGGGCCTGTCAGATGTGCCTTTGTCACCACTGACAAGCAGGCTCAGGGTGTGCAGATCATGCGCCTATTCTGGGAGATGGTTTGCAAAGCTGATCTGATAGAGGGTGTGGAGTTCAGCGAGCGCACAGGGTTCAGAGGGCATGTGCCTGTGGTGCAGTATAAGAACGGCAGCAGCGTCACCTGGTACAGCAACAACGCTGGCCCCAAAGCCCTCCAGGGCAGTGAGTATGACTACATCCAGATAGATGAGCCTTGCTCACTGGAGCTCTTTGAGGAGTGTCGGAACCGCGTGAGAAACACAGGTGGGCAGGTGGGCATCACTCTCACCCCACTCCATCTGCCAGTGCCATGGCTCCAGGACTACTGCCAGCGCGGGATCGTGATCGACCACCACACACCACTCACTCTAGAGAATCAGATCAGCCCTCTCACTGGCCAGATCAGACTGACAAAGGCTGGAGTGCCCTGGGATCAGACTTTCATAGATGAGCTCAGGGCCACTGTGGTGGGGCCTGATGCGGCAATCACCCTAGATGGAGAGTGGGAGTCTAGAGTGGAGGGGCAGTACTTCTCCTGCTTTGACTCAGGCAGGCACGTTGTAGATGAGCTGCCTGATGTGGCTATGGACTGGTTTTTAGGCGTTGACTATGCAGGGGCAGACAGACCGATGGGCATGGCAGCCTGCCTCACTGGCGTTCACATGGTCGAGATTGACGGGCAGAACTGGCCCCACTTCTGGACCTTAGACGAGGTGGTAATGAGTGGGCATAGCACTATGGATCAGTTCTCAGATGCTATCTGCAAGATGCTCCAGGGCTATGGTCTGGAGTGGCACGATCTCTCCAGCGCATGGGGAGATAATCCAGTAAAAACAAAGTTCCAGATAGCCAGCAATGTGGAGCTCACAAAGTACATAGCAAGGCGGATCGGGGTGAGGGCAATCAGACCTAGGCTGCTCTCAGTCAAGGAGGGTGGAGGTGCATCCTCAGTCTCTAGACGGTCCAAGGATCTGAGATCTCGCTGGATGTGGCAGGAGATGGCATCCGATCGGGTTAGGATTCACTCTCAGTGCAGGACCCTAATCAAGGCGCTGGACCTGTATGATTACAGCAGCAAACATCCATACAAGGACATCACCGATGCCTGGATGTATGCCCTCAAACCATACTGGACCACTAGAGCCAGACGGGGCAGTTCAGCTGCCCTGAGAGTCTATTAGACCGGTATAATCATTGAGAGGCCCACTATGTATGAACGACTGCCACCTATCCCCACTGATCAGCAGCAGCGGGTGCAGCATCAGCGCCTGAGGTGGCGTCTCATGTACGGCCTAGCAGAGCCAGACATTAGGGCCAGGCTTCAGCAGGCTATCGGCCATGTGCGGCAGGAGATGTGGGGACCTGTGGACATGACCAGCAATCCTTTTCAGCAGGTCTGGAGCCAGGCTGCTGCTCTCTACTCCAGGCAGCCTGTAATCAGATCCTCAGACCTGACCGAGCAGCAGGTGGATGCAGTGGCCCTGGCACTGGAGGATGCAGGCTACTGGCAGCTGATGCAGCGGGTGCAGAGAGACACACTGGCACTACGTGAGATGCCTGTGTTCATCGATCAGCCTGGAGAGGATGGAGCGCTGAACCTGAGGCCAGTGCCACCGTATCTGATCACAGTGACCTGCCCTGCCAGGGATCCACAGCAGCCCTCAAAGATCCAGGAGTGGAGGCAGGATCCATCTGAGCCAGGCAGCTGGCATCAGTACTGCTGGGAGATCCGCGATGGCATCGGCTACTATTGGGTGCAGGATCTAGATGGAGTGGAGCTCACTGAGCAGGTGCTAGGTGGATACTTCTCAGGAGAGGAGTACCCATGGCAGACGCCAGAGGGACCGATCCTGCCATGGGTCACCTACCATGCAGCGCGGACTCCATGGTATTGGGATCCGTACACTGGGAGAGAGGTAGTGGAGGGCACACTCCAGCTGGGTGTGCTGATGACTCACTATGCCCACCTAGTGCAGGCTGCATCCTGGGCACAGCGGTATGCCTTTGGTGCAGAGCCTGCTGGCATGGATGCTCAGGAGGGCGGGCAGACAGGGATCGTCACAGCAGACCCTGCCACAGTGGTGATGATGCGACCCACTGAGGACTCAGCATCTCAGGCCCTGATAGGCCAGTGGTCTGCACCTGGAGACCCTGAAAAGATCCTGTCGTCGATCATGACCTATGAGAGGCGACTAGTGGACATGGCACTGGGATCTGCTCAGGTGACTAGAGCCAGCTCAGACATGCGAAGCGGCTACAGCCTGGCAGTGTCTAGGGAGAGCCAGCGTGAGCTCCAGCGAAGCTATGAACCCATGTTCAGACGCTCAGATCAAGACCTGATCCAGAAGGTGGCAGGGCTGATGGGGATCCCCTTTGCACGCTGGGGCATTTCCTACCACTCCATACCTAGAGATCCCAATGAGGTGCGGGCAGAGCTGGATCGCATGGTAAAGCAGATTGACGCTGGCCTGCTGGATAAGATCACAGCTTACCAGCAGCTGCACCCTGGTCTGAGCAGGGCAGACGCGATCACAGCAGTGGCTCAGATCCAGGCAGTAAACAACGCCAGCAATGAGACCACTGATCAAAACATCTGAGGAGATGAGACATGCAGAACACTACAGGACTACCCGCTCACATACACAGCAGGATCTCAGGAGGCTGCATCACTGTGGAGCCTGTGGAGCCTGAGGCCAGTGGAGGGGGCGCTGCTGCTGCTCCAGTGAAAACTGTGGATTATGAGACCTTTCAGCGTGTGGTGGCGGCTAAGAATAATCTAGAGGGGCAGGTCTCTCAACTCAGGGCAGAGCGTGATGGAGCTCTAGAGAAGGCTGCTACCGTCGATAGCGTGGTTCAGGATCGGGACACATGGAAGCAAAAAGCAGAGCAGGAGGGCAGCAGGTTTGAACGCTTTCAGCAGATCTCCAGCGTCACAGGCAATGCCACATCTGAGGCTGTGGAGCTAGTCGAGTATGCCTATGGCAGGCTGCCTGAAGCAGACAGGCCAGCGCTGCCTGAATGGCTGGAGGGATTCAAGGCGGATCCATCTGGAGCTCCACTGGCACTCCAGCCGATCTTCGGCCAGGCAGCTGCTCCACCAAAGCAGCAGCGCCCAAAGGCAGGGCCAGTGAGCACAATGCCTCCAGGCGCTGCACCTGAGGTGACCAGTGAGAAGATCCTAGCCATACGCCAGCGCGCTCAGGAGACTGGAGACTGGTCTGAGTATTCTGATCTCAGGCAGCAGATGGGCTTTGTCCGTCGCTGAGTCCGGTATAATAGAGCAAGGTCTATCGGATAGCCCACGTTACGGGCTGCTGCGTAGCTGCCCACGTCAAAGGCTCTAGACCGTCCAACTGACACACCAAAAAAGTGAGGCACCCTGTGGCTAACGAAATCACCCCTACATCCATTGCAGACCTGCTGGCATCTGAGACCGTAGCCGCTGAGGTTATGTATCTTTTGGCCGATCGGGATCCATCCATCCTGAACCACCCTGCACTTTTTCAGGCCACTCACAATGGGCCGTCTGAGGTGGTGCGCGTGCCGCACCTGGGTCTGGGTGGATACGATCTCCTCACTGCTCACACTCCAGGTGCAGAGGTCGCAAACACTGCATTCAGTGATGGAAAGACTGACGTGACCGTTGCGCCCGTTGCGAAGCGCTACAACCTGGATGACTTTGCCCGTTATCTGAGCATGGGTAAGCTGGGTCCAGCTGCATTTGCTCAGGACATTGTGATCTCCTACGCTCAGACCCTGATCAGCAAGATCGCCAATGTGGGCGATACTTTCACGACCACAGCAGGCAGCAGTGGCGTGGCTATCACCTGGGACAATGTGCTAGAGGCCAAGGGCTATTTGGCATCTGCTAAGGCAGCAGGCCCTCTCCTGTGTGTGCTGCATCCAAAGCAGTGGAACGATCTAGAGCGCGCTGCTCTGGCACTGGGAGTTCTGCCTGCTGAGAGCATGGGTGGAGTGATCATGCAGGGCCTTGGATCTTACAAGGGCCGATGGATGGGTGTGGATGTGTTCACGTCGTCCTATGTGCCTACTGCCACTGGGGCAGTGGATCGCGCTGGGTTTATCACTGCCATTGGAGGCATTGCCTGGGCAGACTTGAACTTGGGTGATGACGCTGATCCCAACATCACTAGCTTTGGCCGTGCGCGTCTGGAGCGTGTACGCCAGGGGCAGTTTCTGTCTACCAGCTATGTGCAGAGCGGCGTGATGGGTGTGGCAAAAGCCATTGATGCTGCTGGCGTAACTATCATTACTAAGGCTTGATCTCTAGCGGGCGTGATTGGATGGGGATCAGCTGATCCTCCTCCAGTCCCCCACTCGATCGCGTCCGCTTTTCGCGTTGATACTACAATCTGAGGAGGTTGATACCCATGGCTAAAGCAATCAAAAAGACCGTAGCCCCTAGCTTTGCGACGATAGACCACGGGCATAACAAGCCTAGGATCCCGTATCGCGCAATGTTTATGCTTGTCTTTGTCCCTAGCCGCTGGATGATTTCAGCAGGCAAGCTAGTCCCACAGCTGGCCAGCTATCCGCTGGAGCCTGGATGCAATCTGATTGAGGGCAGCCGGGCTGATGGCATCAGGGCATCCAGACTGAGTGCCCAACTAGCTGAGGAGGGCAGAATCAGGATCCCCTTTGATTGGGCTCCAGATGGCATCTCCTATGTGCAGGAGATTGAGACTCGGATCAAAGGCCAGGACATGATGACCCATGCTTCCGTCTGGGAGGAGGTCTACCCTGGAGACTCTGAGACCCATCCAGACAATCCAGCCTATGTGGCCTGGCTTGAGAGCCTCGTCTCCAGTGGCAAGCTGCCAACATGCCCACCTTTTCAGGTGAGGCGCATGATGGAGCAGGAGCAGTCCAGGCTGATGGTAGCCACTGCCAGCACTAAGGCCCACGATACTGGAGCTAACCGTGAGGCCATGCAGGCCCACTCAGACAATCTGGAGGCACTGAGGGCAATCTGGGAAAAGGTCAACCCTAGTGCAGCAGGCAAAAAGCCACTACGCAAGAAAGCAGCCAGCCCTAGAGTGGAGCTCTAAAAGTGTCAGGATCTGCTACCACTTTTCTCACTGCCCGCTTTCTATTGCCCGACTACCTGAAAAGGGAGGAGGCCAATGCGATCCAGTGTCCAGTGTATACAGGTGGATCCCTGGTAGCTCCAGACTCAGGCACCTTCACTCTCCTGGATGAGTCTGGGCTGGAGGTCTACACCACTGCTGTGAGTGTGGTGGGCAGCATTGCAGGCGCTACAGTGCCAGCAG